GAAATAAAACATTATACTACCCTCCCTTTTAAATCTTTGTTAGGAAACTTAACTTCAAATATCGATGGGTCTAAAGATGGATAAACCATTTTACCTTTAGTTGCATCTGATATATTATATGAGTGTGATGAGTAACTTCCTAAACATTTATTTACTATCTCACACTTTGGAACTGATTGAACCCCCTCAATACCAGCAATCAATAATTCTATTTCAGAAATATTAATGGCCATATTAAACGTCCAATTATCTATATTAAAGTATCTTGCTAAGTTCTGTTGTACCTTAACTAACACTTCTCTTTTGTTATATCCACCATAAACTCGGATTTCAAAATCAACACCAATGTTTATAACATATCCATCAATTAAATTAACTCCATCTGTTAACATTCTATATTCACTAATATATGTTTTTAAATTTTCTTTAACCGCTTGATTTAATGTTGATATATTTTTATTTGAATCATATCCAAGTATATATAGATTAATTGCAAATGGGTTATTCTTTTCCGTTGGGTTGTTCTTTTTTCCACTTAAGAATTTAGTCACTTCAGATTTTATTTCATCTTCGGTTTTTTTAGAATCACTCATTGATTGAACTAATCCTGTAAATTCTTCAAGTGAATTTGGATTACTTAGAATAGAAGCCGGAGAGTTATTATCCAACTCACCATCGGGAGCACAATATGCTTTCGCGATACCACCATACTTTGGAGGTAATGACAATGCTCTTACTTGATAATCTTTTCGTGTTACGGCTCTATTTTGTGAACCAAAGTTTGCTAACGCATTTTCTCTAATTTCCTCAATTGTATCACCACCTCTACCACCAGTACCCGGTTCTTCATTATCACATGCAACAGAGTTTTTAGATACTTGATAAAGTGAAGATTCTCTTGGTTGAAATGATGTACCATCATCATCAAATGAAATAGTTTCAATGTTATTCAATTCACCCACACCACAATTTGATTTAACACCACCACCTACTAAATACGATACGGTAAATTTTCCTTTAGGAGATTGCCCATATGATTTTGTTTTTAGAAAGTTAGATGGATCAAATGATGCACCCATTTTATCAATAGAGGAATTTAATCCCAATCCAACATTTTTAAAGTTAGGAATTAGTTCCTCATCACCTTTTGATGAGTTTCCTGCACCAAATACAAGTGTTGTTGTATTATCTTGGTTTACTTTAGTTGTGAATCTCCGTGATGTCTTTAAAACTTTAAGAACATTTGGTACTGAATCTTTAAATTGTGCCAAATCCTTATCATTTTGTTCTGAATTTGCGTAATCAACATAAACCATTTCTTGTGCTAAATACGGAACTTGATACCACTTATTTCCTTGTGAATCCCGTACATCGTATATATCAATTACATTGTTATCTCCAATTTGGATTTTAGAAAATTGACTTGGTGTATTACCGAAGTCATATTCAATTGTTTTTAATTCTGCTGACATTGCACCCACATATTTTTTTACTAAATACGAAGTAGGTGTTCCTTCGTTACTTTTATAAATTGAAATTTCTCTATCATCTTCTACTGAAAAATCAAGTAGTTCGGTTGTTCTGAATCGAGTTCCTGTTAGTGATGATATAACTACCATGCCCTCTTTAATTCGTAATAAGTAATCTAAATCAGGTCGCACTTCTGAACCGATTCCTATTGATGGTACTGTTTGATATACTGCAAGTTGCACAATAGATGCAGATGTTACTCTTGGTTTATATCCAAGATACTCAGCAAGTGCAACTACATTTTGTTTATCCTCCGAGTATATCATTAAAGATTCCTTCAATGTATCGTCTGTATAATAAGATAGCACATCACCAAGATATGATGCCATTTCTATGAACATCATCCCAGGAGAAGACTCATTAAAATCAGAATGTGTTTGTGGGAAATAGGTTTTCGCGTAATCAATTAAGTTTTCTCTAAATTGCGAGAAATCTTTGTTTAGGTATTTTATATCCCTACCTTGATTTGATTTTTTTGTTATTTGATTTAATGCCATTTTCTTTTATGCCTCTATGTTGAATGTTAATTCCTGTGCTTCAAATTGTCCACCAACTGAAAACGTGAGTTTTACTATGGCCATGTTTCTATCTTTCATTTCATCCGTCATATCTACTTCTATTTCATCGATATCAATATACGGTAACCAATAATTAACACTATCTGTTATTAAACTTTCAAGTTTGATTTCCAAATCACCATCCAGTTGTTCAAATAATAAACTCTGAAGGCCTGTACCAAACTCGGGTTGAAATGGACGTTCTCCTTTATTTGTTAATAGTAAATTCTTTAAATTACTTTTTGCTGCCTCAAATGATGAAAACGATTGTCCGAACATCGAACCATTTCCAGGTGAAACAGGCAAAGTAATTCCATACGCATGGTTACTAAACTCATCCGTATCTTTTACTATTTTTTTATCAAGAATGTACGCCATTTAAATTCTCCCTTATTTATCTCTTAAACTTTTTAACAAGTTCTGAGTTATCTCTATTTAATATTCTATCTAAACCAGGTAATCCAGTCTGCACACCTAATCCAGCTTTATTTGGTTGAGTACCGATTGGTTGGTATCCCATTTTGTGAGCCATTTGAGCTCTCATTGCTTCCGGTCCACCTGCTCCTAATGATGTACTCATATTAACTGTATGGTCAATATCTGGTTCAGCATCCATATACGATGGTATATGTGTGTTTTCTTGAACCATTGGTTGTTGTACTGTTTTAGGTAAATTATCTAATACCGATTTTGCTCCACCACCACCACTTCTCTGTTCTTTCGAGAATGGTTTAGTTTGATTCAATACTTGATTTAGTATTGCATTCTTTGTGAATTGTTTTGGTTGTACTTGTACGTTTTCTTGTATTTGTGTTGCGGGTACTGATAATTGTTCCATTCTAAGAACCTCGTTCGCCATATCAAATGGGTCTTGTACCTTTTTCTTTAATACTTTTTTTGGTGTCTTTGTAACCTCTAATAATCTTTTACTAACTTCTGCTTCTAAGATTTTAGGAAAGGTTTTAGACAAAAATTGCATCTGGTTTTTGGCAACCTCTGCCTCAACGAGTGCTTTTACTACTTTAATTAATTGCTTATTGTTCATTTCTAATTCTTGTTATCTTACTATAAATATATCTTTGTTAATTTTATGGTTCTTATATGGGGTATTATCCATAGTAACACTTGATACCACTTGTATAATTACCATTTAACATTGTTAATTGATTTTTTCTATTACCACCATTACGTTTGTGTGTAATATGTAACCAAATACTATTTCCATGTTCAAAAATAATTTGATCAAATGCTGTATTTGCAATTATCCAATGTGTAACTGGTAAATAATCCTTTGGTTTCAATCCAGTAATTTGTATGTCAATGGCCTCGCCCTTTTCGTGCTGAGAAACCCTTCCTGCAGGTAATGATGGTCCTCCTCTAAATCCAGAGTTAACGTTTGGTGCACCATATTTTGCTCGTATAGGTTCTAGTATGTTTTCGGCAACGGCCTTTAGATTACATACAATATCATCAACACTCAATCCAACTTGTGCTTTTATCTTATGACCGAATAATGCCCCTATTGATAAATCCCTAAGTTTATAGTTTGGAGATAGTTGTGCATCATAATCCAACCCAACTCCACATTCAACTGCTTCTCCCTCACCTAACATTGGAGTAACATCATCTATTCCTTCAGGTGTACTTGTAACACCAGGAGGTGGTGGGAGTGAACCTGCCAATTGTGCCTTTACTTGATTTACTTGTGGGCCTGCATCTTCTCCATTATCGGATAGAAATTCAGTACTTCCAACTGTGAGTACAGCGGCTCGTGCACCTTCTACTGTATTGTTATCGTCTGGTAGTAATTCTAATAATTCATCAACTGTTAGTTTTATTAAATCACCAAGGCTTAATGATCCTTCTGGTAATGTTGATGGTTTTATTTTTGCAACACCCGGTGTACCGGGAGGAATTGTAAATCCAGTCCATGGTAATACTCCAGGTGCAACAAACGGAGGTGATCCAGGATACATAGATACTGTCATATACAATCCCAGTATTGTTGTAACATGAATTTGCATTGATGCAATTAATTTATCTAAAAACAAACCACTATCATCAGTTGGATTTAATGGACC